TTGATCTCTCCCGTAAGAACAGGAACACCGCTAACGAATAGACCTTCTCCGAACATTCCACTAGTCGGGACATAAACGCCACCAGAGAAGTCTAAAGTCGCAGTATGAGCGCCACTAGAAGCATGGACTCTATCTTGCCCGTCTGCTAATACTGTCGCTCCGCTGTGGGCTACTGGTATCGCTACTTGGTTTCCTAAACCAACAGCATAATCTCCACTAACTTTAGAAGCTTTTCCTGGGCCTACAAGCGCAAACCGACCTGATGATTCGGTAAACCAACCACCTAAAGTAACTGAATCACTGCCGTAAACTTTATTTCCCTCTCCCCCTAATACAGAGCTGAACGTTCCATGAACCTCGTTTTCTTCTCCACCTCCGATAAAAGAGTAACCATTTCCTCCTGAAATTATGTGCGAGTTGCCTCCAACTATAGCGGATACAGGATCATGGATTTCATTTGTTTCTCCTCCAGCAATAACACTACTAGACGCATTTTCTATTTTATTGTTTACACCACCCCCAATTGCGGAATGATTAGAATTTAAAATATCATTGTTTCTTCCTCCAACACTCGAAGAATATTCGCTGCCTGTGATGTCAACTTGCGAACCACCTCCAATAAAGTTGAAGTTACCTCCCGATATATTATTAAGTGTTCCTCCAGCAATAGTATCATAATCTCCACTGATGTGGTGACCTGATCCCCCAGCAATCATTGATCCTGAAGAATTAATGCTTGTGGGTGCGATTCCTACTGTCGCTATTGCAGCTTTTTGAGAAGATTGAATTGAATAGCCATCGCTTGTAGCTATTTTTACTTCGACACTATTTCCTACTACTTCTAATTTACTAGTTGAAATGCTTGTCGTACCTATTCCAACGCTCTGGGTTGTAGTGTTACCTCTGTTAGTTACAGTTTGTAAAGTGTCTGATTCCGTTCCTGCGGCATCTCCAGAAAGTAAATAAGGTATACCTGTCGGACCAGTTAATCTGCCAGCTTCTCCTGTTCCTAATGCATTACCACTGACATTGAGATTACCTTCGCCAAGGTCATCTCCTTCTTCTCCTGCTTGGATTGTAAAATCTCCTACAAGAGTTTGCTCTCCTTTATTATGAAGAACTAAATTTTCTCCTGCTGCCTCTGGCTCAAGGGTAAATGGTCCTACATTAAATAATTCCTCTTTAAATCCTACTTCAGTATCGGCAGCTAATTTAAAAAATAAACCTGTTCCCTCTGGGATTCCATCATTAGCCTCTAGTCTAATTCTTTGACCCTCTTGCACAGAATTAAGAGGGTAGTTTCCTACTAAAGAACTTCTATTTGTTGTGAAGTCTTCACCAGTTCCATAAAATAAAAGAAGATTTCCTAAATTTGTAAAGTTCGGTGATTCATTAAATCCTAAATCAAACTCGATAAACCCAGTGACACCTGAATTATTTATTGGTTGATTGTTAAAATATTTGATAGCATCAGCTCTATCAGCAGGGGAGGATATACTGCCAGTGTCTGGTGGGTTATTATTTGTATAGCTTTCATTTAAAACTGTTTGCCCCGAAGAGCTTACAAATACTTTATTGAAAGTAGCTGTATTAGCATATAAATAAAACTCACTGGTGTGAACACCCCCGTCTTGGTTTACTACTTCGTTTCTGATTCCGAAGTTTCTAGTAAAATTGCCGAAAACATCTATGTTTTGTGAACTAGAAAAACTAAAAGTAGAGTCTCCACCGATTCTATAATCTGCGAAAGCTACAGTTCCATCTGTATTTAAAATACTTATTTTCTGCCCACTTACAAATGGGTCAGCAGCTATTTGTGCCGCTGAAGATAATCGCTCTCCATTTCTGTTTAAAATATTAAACTGTAAAGTTACATCAGCTCCTTCGGTGTAAACTCCGCTTCCAGTTGTAATTTTAGATAAATCTGTAGAATCGGCATCAAAAGATGTTTGGAACTCATGGATATTGTTCGTGGTAAAAGATCCTTCATAATAACCAGATGTAGAGATATCACCAGCGGTTGTTCCGATGCCTATTTTTGTTGGTGATGAATTAGTTCCTCCAATATACGCAGCATAAAAAGCACCTTGATATTCTTGGTTTTTTTTAGTGTAATAAACAGAACTACTTCCTACGGCAACCTCAACATAAGGGCCATCCTCTGATCTTAAATCTCCAATAGGAGTGGTCCCACCAATAACAGTAGCCACTCCAGTAAAAATGTTCGATACCGAAGCTCCCATCGATACAGGTAAAATACTACTACCTGCTCCAATTGCACTCACAAACCGAACATCACTCCATTGTTCAGCGGTTGCTGTAGCATGTAAATATCCCCCTGCTCCTGTAGCTCCAGTAGCAAATTCTCTAGCTTCTTTTGCGTATGCAAAAGCCGCCCCAGTCTTGGGTATTTTTAATACTGCGTAGCCTGTTTGGTTCATTATAGGATTGTTATTCTATCTAAAAATGATTTAGAAAATGTTAAAGATTCTTCATAAAGAACAAATATCCCTGACGATGAATAATCAGAATCAAAATATGCGTCAACACCATCACGACTTGCTCTATTTCCTAATGCATTCACTTTAAAGTTATATACACCCACCTGATTAAGCCCTGTAAATTCTCCTCCAGTAATTGTCTTTTCTACAAATTCACTCGCAGATTGTCCATTAGGCAAATCTAAAACCATATTGTATCCTGTGACATGGCTAACCGCGCCCCACATCCCTGTGATAGTGAAGGTTCCATCTGAAGCATTAGGAAGTCCTGTTGTAACATTGTTAAGAACGGGAGCATCTAATGTTTGATATGTGACTCCATTAATTGTTTGAGCTACTTGATAGCTAAAAGTATTTGCCTCGTTTTCGATACTTATATTTTTATCGATTAAATTAAACTTTCCTGTATCGTATTTCGTAGCAGTAACTAAGTATTCATTGGTAGCTTCTTCCTTCATGGAAATAACTTTATAGAAAAATGGACTTGCTTGTTTAATTTCAAATTTAGCAGGGCTACCTAATTTGACAAAAGGCAATATGCTTGGATCATTGAAACCAGAAACTATAGATCCATAATCTTGGTCTATAATAGCTCCTGTAACACTTAGCATAGATATTTGATCTGGGCTTTGTGAAGAAATTTCAGATTCAGTTATACCTCTTGTCGAAACTTCCAAATTAGTTATACCACTAAATATATTAGCGGCCCCTCTTGTCCTATTTGCCATATTATATATAGCTAATTTACCAGTGTTTAAATCGGATAATGTTTGAGTCCCTGTTAATTCAGATATGAAATCTCCAGATCTTAAATCAATAGGGCTTGCTCCTGTTCCAGAGGCGAAAACCCATCCTATTGTTATTGGATCAAAGTAAATCATTGTGCCGCTTTCGGGTAGACCTGTATAAGCTGCGTATTGCTGGAATCTAGGATCTTCTTTTCCTGTGGCTTCAGGATATCCTTGAGTATAACGAGAAAAACCATATTCTCCTGTGTATCTGACATAATCAGCGGAGTCCATGCCAGTTACTGTAAAGCTGTCAAACCTTTGCCTTATAGTGTTAGCCGTTTGTTCTAATTCTTCATAAGAATCAGAACCTGTAGGATTGTAAACACTCAAGACTCCAGTCATTGATGATGATTTGAATTGGTTTGTTAACCTAATAGTCTCTGCTTCTAAATCTACAGCTAATACCTTCCCGAAATTTGCTATATTAGTTTTTAGTTCATCTTCGATTATAACGAGATCCCCAGGCTTACATAACAAACTTTCTAGTCCTGCGGTAAAGGCAACTTGTTGATTCTCTTTTATTTTGGAGAATATTTGGTGTTGTGCGGTTCTCCGAGCCATCGCTCTAGATGTGATACCAATACCTTCTATTTTTTTCTTAAAAATACCGCGCTCTTTAATATCTTCTTCGTCTTCTACGACCTCTATTTTAGGTGAAAAATTATCGAATCGATCCCTATATCCGACTTCTATGCAGTTAAACTGTTCATCTCTTCTGTTATTAGAGTAAAAGAACATTCCGTCTTTGACGC